AGGCGAAGCGCGCCGCGCTCGAGCAGACCGCCGACATCGCCGAGCTGATGCGCACGATCGACCACATCCGCGAGCAGATGCGCGCCAAGCGCCTGACGCTGTCGAACACGGTCAAGGACAAGAAAGAGCTGATCAAGGCGGGCATCTTAGCCCAGGTGAAGCTGGCCTTCCAGGAACACGTCGCCGCGCTCGAGCAGGAGATTGCCCCGCTGCGCCTGGTGTTCCAAGCCCGGGACTTCGCTGGCGCCATGAAGAACAAGCGCACCCTGGCCACGCTACAGGATGCCGTAGACACCGAGCTGGCCAACGCGAAGATCGCCGTTGACGCCGTCGCCCAGGCGGTGCGTGGCCGCCTGACCTGGTACCGCGAGCACGCCGCCGGCTTCGAATTCCTGTTCGCCGACCTGCAGACCGTGATCCAGAAGGCCGATGAAGACTTCCAGCTGGCCGTGCGTACCCGCATCGAGAACCACCAGCGGCAGGAAGCCGAGAAGGCCGAACGCCTACGCGCTGAGCAGGAAGCCACCCAGGCCCGCGCCGAAGCCGAGCAGCGCGCACGTGAAGAGGCAGCAGCACAGGCAGCGGCCACGCCGGCGCCCACCATCGAAAACCCTCCCGCAGCACCGGCCCAGGTGACGCCAATCGCCGCTGCGCGCGCCGCCGTCCTGGACGACGAAGCGACGGTGCGCCTTGGCCAGATCAACGAGCGCTTGGCGCCCATTACGCTTACCGCTGAAGGCCTGGCGCGCCTGGGCTTCGCACCGGCCGCCACCGACAAGTCGGCGAAGCTCTACCACGAAGCCGACTTCCCGGCCATCTGCGCGGCGCTTATCCGCCACGTCAACAGCCTGGCCCAGGCGAAGGCCGCGTGACATGGCCGGCCAGCGCGCCTTCCTTTGGACGATCCTGCGCTGCCGCGAACAGGACTTCCAGCGCTTCCTCGGCGTCGACGGCGAGAAAGCCGCCGCCGACCGCGTGAAGCAGCTGTGCGAAGTAACCACCCGCGCGCAGCTGGACCGCGACCCGGCCGCGCAGGCGCGCTGGGATGAGCGGATCCGGCGCGCCTACCTGAAACACCAGCAGCACCCTACCAACCACTCCAACCAGGACCAGGAGATGTAACCAATGTTCGACCTTTCCCAGACCGTAAAACTCGCCAACCTGAACCCGCGCGCGGAGAAGCACGGCGAAGACACGAAACCGGCGCTCGACCTCAAGATCGAGGCCACGTGCCCCAGTAGCGTGCTGATCCACTTCCACCACGAGCTGCGCCAGCACCTCTTCAAGAAGGACGAAAACCCCGACCTGGTCGACCAGGTGACCGAGGGCGACGGCCTGACCGTGCTGCGCTACCCGAAGATGGGCGCCATCAAATGGGACTGGGAGGCGACCGGCTACACCGCAGAGGTGGATTACGGCCTGGGCGGCGAGAGCAACATCGTGCTGCACGACGTGAAGGTCGACCACTTCACGATCGAGGCGATGAACGGCGGTTCGGTGGCGATCACCTTCCGCATCACCGCGCACCCGGAAGCGGACGACGTCGGCAAGCTGTGCGAATTCATCCAGCGCGACATCGAGCTGGTGCTGACGCCGCCGGAGGTGAAGACCGCCGACGACCTGTTCCCGCCCAGCATGGCGAAGGCGGCGTGATCATGGTGGCGCGCAATCCCAGCCTCATCCCGGGCGGCCACACCGCTGACCAGATCGCGCGCCGCGATGCCGCGATCGAGCGCCTCCGCGAGCTGCTGGCCGAGAAGCCGCTGTCCCGCGCTGAGCTGGCCGTAGCGCTAGGCATGCCCACGCGCACCGTGTACGGCTACCTGTGCAGCCTGCAGGAGGTCGGCGAGGTCTACCAGATGGACCACAAGGACGAGAAGGGCCGTGCGGTCTGGGCGCTCGAGGAAGACCCTCAGCAGGCCGGCGTGTCGCGGGCGGCGG